GGCCAGATGTACGTGGATGCGGACCTGGCCCGTCGCCCGATTGCCCAAATGGTCACCGATGCCGCCGAGTGGTGTCTCCGCTGGCGGGTCCAGGCCTTTGGCGTGGAGGCCAACCAGTTTCAAGAACTTCTTGCCGAGCCGCTGGAAGCGGAGTTTCGTCGCCGTGGGCTCATGGGGTTTTCACCCTGGTTAATCCGCAACCATGTCAACAAACTGGTGCGGATTCGTCGTTTGGGGCCGCTTCTCGCGCGGCGAACACTTCGCTTCCGGCAAGGCTCGCCCGGTGCTCGACTCCTGGTCGAACAGCTCCGCACCTTTCCCATTGGTGACCACGACGATGGCCCCGACGCCTTGGAAATGGCAATTCGCCTCGTTGGCGAACTCGCGCGACCGGCCCCCGACCTCTCCTCCACGCAGCGGATGGTTGTCTGGTGATCGTAGCGATTGCCTTGGTTGTTTCCCGTTCGAGCCATAAAGACGGTCATTAAAAGAAGAAAGGAAGAACCATGCCGCCATATATCCGGCACGAGGGCAAGGCCTCCACGTATGTCATGCGATTGGCCGAAATCTTCGACGATCCCGAAGACTGGGACGCGGAAGGACGCCGCCTTTGGTGGCCGCTCGGTTGCCGTAGTGCTAGCGTTCCTTTCCAGACGGAGTCCGAATTGGATCACATCCGCAGCGAATGCCGTCAATTGGCCGTGGAAAACGAATTTGCCATCAACGGCCACGAAAACCGGATCAGTTACGTGGTGGGCACCGGCCACCGCTACCAAGTGACGCCACGACCGGGGTGCCGCGTGCCGAGGTCCCTCCTCGCCCAAGCAGAGGCGGTCCTCGATCGATTCCTCCGCGAAAACCGCTGGCACGCACGACAGCAGGAAATTATGCGTCGCAAAGACCGCGACGGTGAGGCATTTCTCCGCTTTTTCCCCGGCGATGACGGGATCCTGCGGGTGCGGTTTGTCAACCCGGAGGATATCCGCACGCCGACCCAATACAGTCAGCGGCCTGAGCACAGCTTCGGTATTGCTACTGATCCAAGTGACGTAGAAACCGTTCAAGGTTATTGGGTTTGCGAACAATGGGTCCCCGCCGACCAGATACAGCATCGCAAGGCCAACGTCGATGCCAACGTCAAACGCGGTCTGCCGCTGTTTTATCCGGTGAGGAAGAACCTTCGCCGGGCCGAGAAACTATTGAGAAACATGACCACCGTAGCGGGGCTCCAGTCGGCCGTCGCCCTGATTCGCAAACATACGGGCGGACGCAGCAGCGTGGAACGATTTCTCAATGACGCGGGCACACCCGCAGTAGGCGAACCGTTAGCCTCGACGACAGGTTACACTTCCGTCCAGCGATTTGCTCCCGGCACCATTCTCGACGCCACCGCGGGAGTGGAATACGAGTTTCCCGTGGCCGCCATCGATGCCGCCCGCTACGTGACACTTCTCCAAGCCGAATTGCGGGCAGTGGCCAGCCGCCTCGTCATGCCGGAGTTCATGCTCACCAGTGATGCCAGCAACGCCAATTACGCCTCTACATTGGTGGCGGAAGGTCCCGCCGTCAAGATGTTCCAACGACTTCAGGCCGAGATGATCGAGGAAGATCACGTCGTTCTGGAGCGGGCCTTGCAAACGGCGGCCCACGCCGGGTTGCTCCCAGTCGATGTCCTCCAGCAGGTCACCATCAAGGCTGTGCCGCCATCGTTAGTGGTCCGCGATCGCCTCAGGGAGGCCCAGGCCGATGCCATCCTCTTCCGCTGTGGTGCCCTCTCCCGCGAAACCCTCGCCCTCCGTCATAGCTTGGAACCTAACACCACAAACGATTCCCCGATGGATGAAAGCATCAGAGGAGAACAAAGGAACCCGTAAAAACCGTTGTCACAGATTTTCTCTCGTTTTCGTGTCTTAAAGAGGTCCAACGATGAGCCACACTCACATTTGCGAGTATCTTGGATGGGGCGACTGTCCCATGAAGGTGGATGCCCACAACGGGGTCATTTACGGGGTCAAGGTCTTGGGCCTTATCTCCCGCAATGGACGCCGCTACAGCGAGCAAGCCCTTCGCCAGGCCTTACCGCTGTACGAAGGGGCCAGGGTCAACATCAATCATCCGCGTGGCGACGCCGCAGCCCCCCGCGATTACCGCGATCGCTTGGGATTTCTCCGTACGGTGCGGTATCGAGATGGAGAAGGCCTCTTTGCCGATCTCCACTTCAACCCCAAACACGACCTGGCCGAGCGACTTGCTTGGGATGCCGAGCACGCCCCCCACAACGTTGGGCTATCCCACAATGTCCTTGCCCGAGTAGAACACCAAGGTCAAATCCCGGTTGTCACGGAGATTCATCGCGTCTTGAGCGTCGATCTCGTGGCCGACCCCGCGACGACCTCAGGCCTTTTCGAGGCCAAGTCCCCCGCGTCGTCCGAGAGCACCCAAGCCGCGGCTCATGGGGACGGCGGTGAGCCTCCCGAAATGCTGGAGTTGGCCCGCTTGCGGGGTGAATTGGCGCTGCGCCGCCACATCCGAGAGTGGCATTTGCTCCCGCCGGATGAAACGGCCTCGGAGGGCGAGCAGAAGATGGGACCACGGCTCTGGGAAATCCTCATCTCGGAAACAGATGACTCGCGACGGCGGCAGCTCCTGGCCGAGTTGGCCAACCTGGCGCGTCCGCAGACGTCCCATCAAACGTGGCAGTCTAGCCGACCAACGAGTCGAGACCCCCTTGGGGTGTGTGAATGTCCCAATACCGCCGCCTTTGTGGCAGCGATCACCGGCCGAGGTGCCTCATGGAAGTAAATGGGAGAAAAGACCGGCCGAGCATTACTCGGCGCCAAACGTACCGATCTTCAACCAGGTTTGACTCTTTACACGACTGCGAAGCCCCTCTGCCCGTCTCTGCCGGAGATGGCACTTGAGGAAGCAGCGACGTGGCCTGGGCCACTGTTGACCTTCAACACGTTTACCGAGTGAAAGGAGATTTTTATGGCTCATGTGATGCGATGGCGTTACGGCGACACGCAACCCGTGGTCGCTACGGTGGATGCGGACAGCAATATCGAATTGGGCGATTTGCTGTTTTGGGACGGCGACGACGCCAAGCCGGCGTCGCTCCAGCCCGACCAGGGAAGCGAGGCCGCCAATCAGCAGTTGTTCGCCTCCAAGTTTTTGGGTGTGGCGATGCAGGCCAGTCCCACCGGCGAGAGTAGTCCTATCCGCGTGGCCACCGCAGGGGTGTTCGAGTTCACCACGTCCGGCGGTTCGTTTGACCTGGGTGATTGGGTTGGCGTCGATGAGAACGACGCCGGAACGGCCCTCGAAAACCAACGCCTGGTGAAAGTCACCAATTCCCAATTGGCTATCGGTCGAGTCGCACGCCGTTCGATGGACGGTCATACGGTGTGGGTCGCCATTTGCTCGACCGTCATGGCTGGTGGTGTTAAAGGCACAACCGCAACCACCTAAGAGCTTATCCCACAACCTCCCCTCTCCCGTTCGGCGGGAGTAGGGCCTGGGGTGAGGGTGGCTCGAATCGCTGCCGGTTTCTGGATCGACTCCGACGGTCGCTTGCCCTCACCCCAACCCTCTCCCAGGGGGAGAGGGAAATTTGGGATAGGCTTCAAACGTGTAGCTTCTTGGTATTTGAGGATCCACCCATTTGGTTCTTTGATCAGGGGTAAATCATGCCTGCGATTTCCTATCGTGAACTGCGTCGGCGCTACGAACTGGACGGTGCCGAGAAGACGATCCATCATCTCAGCGAGGCCTTGGAGAAGAAGCATCTCCGGCCCGATGACTTCAGTCTCCGTGATCTGGCCGAGTCCCTCATTCCCGAAGGCCGCCAGTGGGTCAAGGCCCTCGATCCCCGGCAGTCCTCGCCCGTCTCCATCATGGAGGCCGGTGACGCCGTGGACGTGACGGCGTTCCTCAACGTGACGGGACAGATCATCTACGCCCAGATTTTGGAAACCTACCGCCATGAGGCGTTTGTGGCCTCCCGCTTGGTGCGGACCATCCCCACGCGGCTGGACGGAGAAAAAATCCCCGGCACGTCCGGCATCCCGGAAACGATGACGGAAGTCCTTCCCGGCATGCCGTATCCTCACGTCGGCTTCAGCGAGCGCTACGTCGAGACGCCCTCCACAACCAAGCACGGCCTGATCGTGGCGGTCACCCGGGAAGCGATCTTCTTTGATCGGACCCATATCGTCCTCCGCCAAGCCGCGGAAGTGGGCGAGACACTCGGTCGCCTCAAAGAAAAGCGGATTCTCGATGTCATCATCGGTGCTGTGAATACCTACCGGGAAAACGGTGTTGCGTACAACACCTATTATGCGGCGGGATCGGGCGGCCCCTGGGTCAACGTCCTCGCCAACAATCCCCTGGAGGACTGGACGAGTGTTGATCGGGCCGAACAGTTGTTTTCAGAGATGACCGACCCGTTGACCGGTGAACCCATTCTCATCCGGCCAAACGCGGTGTTGGTCCCCAGCGCCCTGCGGCACACAGCCCGACGGGTCTTCCACGCCACGGCGATCTCCTTCGCACCAGACGGTTCGGCCACGGCCACCACGTTTGCCAATCCGCTGTCGGATTACCGCGTCTGGGATAGCCAGTTGCTCTACCAACGGATCGTGGCATCGGGAGTCAGTGCGGAAGTCGCCAAGACATGGTGGCTGATCGGTGATTTTGCCCGGGCCTTCGCCTACATGGAAAACTGGCCGCTAACCGTGACGCAATCTGCCCCGGGAAGCGAGGCCGATTTTACCCAGGACATCGTCGTCCGTTTCAAGGCCAGCGAGCGGGGGACCGCGGCAGTTCTCGATCCTCGTTACGTTGTCCGCTGTAGCGGATAAGAAAGTGAAAGCGTTGATGCCCGATCCACGCCAACACATTACGAGGCTACCCCATGGCACGGTTGTTCAATGGAACCAGTCAGTTTTTGCGGCGGGTCGATGGGACGGGCCTGACGTTGCCGCTCACCCTAGCCGCTTGGGTCTATCCTCAGCGGAACACGGCCTACGAGGAGGTCCTTGCCCTTGCCCGATCCAGCGATAACAGCACCGGCTGGTTTCTGCAAATACGGGGACCCGACGGGATGCGTGTGGCCGCCGTCACGGCCTCGCAGAACACCTTCGCCATTGCCCGCAGCACCGGCAGTTACGCCCTTAATCAGTGGCAACATGTGGCGGGGGTGTTTTCGGAGTCAAATGCCCGACGTGTCTATCTCAACGGCGTTCCCGGCACGTTGGAGACGACTGTGCTGAACGTGGCCTCCGTGGATCGCATACTGATCGGCGCATGGGAACGACTGGGTGGATGGTTAGCCTATTTTGGCGGTGCCGTGGCCGAGGCCGCCATCTGGCAAGGGGCCCTCGGTGATTCCGACCTCGCCCAATTGGCCGCAGGTTATTCGCCTCTATTGGTTCGTTCGCAAGATTTGATTGCCTACTGGCCTTTGGGCGGACCCTTTGGGAATAACGACCAGGATCACTCGGGCAATGGCTTCGACTTGACGGCCTACGGTGATCCCACCTGGGCTGACCATCCCCCAATCGTCTATCCCCAGCCACCGGAACCGCCACCGGCAGAGGCCTTCCTCGGTGTCACCGGGTCCGTGGTTACGGCGGGGGCTGTGGCTGGTATGGGCTTTCACGCGGGGAACCAAGCGGGATCGGTTCACGCCCGCCTTGCCCTCGGCCAGGTCCGCATCCCTCGTTGATATCTTCTTCACCAGAAACAGGAGCCAAACGTGTCCGCCGCTGAAATTTATGGCGTCGTCTTCCAAAATGCCACGGCAGCGTTCCTCGCCCGCGTTTTGGACTACGATGGCCAACCCGTCACGCCATCTCAAATTGCGTCTGTCGAATACACCGTGGCCGAGCACCTTGATGACATGACCGAGACGACACCGATTGAGGGCCACACCGCCGTGGCGCTCAACCCAAGTGATGTGCTCTTTTCCACATTACAGAAGGGCACCCTCTGGGACGTAGATGACGTGGGATACAACTTCCGCCATGTGATTGATGTCTCGCAGGCCCCGGCCTTTCCCACAGCGGGGTCCCATTACCGAATCACATATCGCCTGACACCACAGACGGGGCAGGTCATTGTCGTCCGCTTTCGGGTCAAAGCGATCTAGATCCGACACACGTGGTCAAGTCTTCCCAGCATAGCAAAGGAGGAACTCCCCATGGCTGATGATCGAGATGTGATCCAGCTCATCCGCAGTCAAACGCTGGAGCTTATCCAGCAGATTACGGCCCAGCCCAAGCCGAGCTACGAGCTTGACGGGCAGCGGGTCTCTTGGACCGAATATTTGGGGCGGCTCATCGAGGTCGTCAACTGGTGTGACCGACAACTTGCTGCCGAGACGCCTTGTGAAATACGCTCCTTGGGACTTACGTGAGGACACACACCATGCGCACAGATTTGATTGCCGACGACCTTTCCCAATTTGCCGATCGACTTGAAACCATCACCCACATTCGCCGGGGGCAAAACCGCGGGGTCACCATCCAGGGAGCCTTCCGGCGGGCCGTTCCCCCACGCCGCGAGGACCGCGATGACGGTTGGTCAGGGGCCGACATGGTTTGGCACCTCCCGGAGCAAGCCGTGCCGGGCGGTGTGCGACCCGGTGATCACCTGGTCGATGGCGCCCAGCGCCGTTGGACCGTCCTGGTCGTCTCTCCCACTGCCAGTGGGCGGATCATCGCCTGGACCCGCGATTGGTCGGCGGCGTTTTCCACTGGGCGGACTGTTGACGTAGAACGCGCCGAGATCACACAAGGCGCCAGCGGCGAGGCAATTCCCCGCTGGACCACGGCGGCTGCGGGCGTGCCGGCGGAGTTCGTTTCCTGTCACTGTGACCGATCGGAGACCGGCACCGATCGCTTGCCTGTGTATCGGGTTCTGGTTCTTTGGGATGGCCCCCAGGGCCGCTACCGACTTAAGACCGATGATGGTCAGTACTACAGTGTCTTGAAAGTCGAGCGTCCGGCACTCCTTGGCCATCCCACCGTTTTCTACGTCTCGCCCGCACCGGCAAACCATCCCACGTAAATGCCATGTTGAACCGTTTTTCTCCCAAGGAGGACCTACGACCATGATCACCTTGGAACAGGCCCTGCGCACCCGCTGGCAAGATGACCCCACCTTGGCCGCGCTGCTTCCTGTCAACTATGTGTGGACCAATTGGTCGGATGTGGCCCAGGTGCCGCGGGCCGAAATCACGGCCGCTGGCGAAGATCGGGTTTGGCTCACCTCTCGTGCGGAAGTAGCCGAACGGGTCCGCGTCACCGTGGAGGTCTGGCATAACTCGTTCGAGAAACTTCGCTCGACCATCAATCGGATCAAAGAGCTATTCGACCGCGCATCGTTCGACTTGGGCGACAATGCCCGCATCTTGCGACTCACCTATCAGCGGGATGACATGGCCCGGCAAGGTTATGGGCTGTGGCGAGGGGAAATCACTTTTGACGGTTTGGCCCTTCGCCCCATTGTGGCCTGATATGTGGGAAGAACGCCGAGCTTTCATCTCGCGACACCAACAATCTTGGAGGAACTATGACAACCGTCTTGCGAAGCACGCTTTTGGCCAAACTGGGATGGACCTGGCAGGATGAGCAGGATCGCGCCGTGGTGGCCGACAGCAATCAATGGACTTGGCGAACCGCCCTTAACGAGGGAACCCAACCTGGGGAGGCAAATGCCATTTGGTACGCCGTGGGCAAGACCTTGGCTTCCGGGGCAAGCACCGAATGGTTGCTCGACGCCCTCTCGCGACCCCTTTTTGGCAAGACCATCGTCCAAGGCTTCTCCAGTGTGAAAGTCCTGTGGCTGGCTAATCGCAGTGAGAGCGCCGGTACGCTGGTCCTGGGTGGGGCAAGCAGCAATCCTTGGCCCGGTCCATTGAGTTCAGGAAGCACCACCCTGCGAGTGGCCCCCGGCGGTGTCCTCTTCGCTGTCCATCCTGCCGCCGGCTGGAGCGTTTCATCCTCGGCCAAGGCAATCAAACTGCTGGCCGAGGCCGGAAGTGTCACCTACGACATCATTCTTCTCGGTGTGGCCAGCTAGGTCCGCGCCGATGCGAGTGTCTTCCGCCGATTGATATTCAAACACGGTGGTCGTCGAAGATTCCTTGGTCATCTTCACGAGGCCCCATCCTGGAGAACTTCCATGCCTGTGACGTTCCGCGAACTTGCTGGTTCACCTGAAGAGACCTACACCCTGGAGGGCTTTCGCGCACGGCGGACCTTCCTGGTCCCTTGGGAAGAACGTCATGCCTTTGCGGCGGAAATCCTTGGCAGCGGTGGCGACCACGGTGGGCGGCCCTGGTCGCGCTACCCCGGCAAGGAGAGTGTCTTTGCCGTGGCCATTCGATTCTCCCCCGCCGATCCCGAAGCCCTTCGCACCCTCACGGAGGAAAGCCCCGATGTGCAGGAAGTGCTGGCCGAGTACTCCGGCTCCTTTGCCCAGGCCATCGTGGAATACACTACCATCACGCCTGAAGAGCGTGAGGATACGCCCAGCCCACCGCTGCAAACGCATCTCTCCTATCGGATGGAATATGGGCTGATGGAACGGCCTTTATTGGCGTCGGGCTTCTTCGCCGAAGATGATCCCCAAACACCTCTGGCCGCCGAACTTCCTCTGACGCACATCATCCCCTACACCGATCACTATTTGGTGTGGCAGCAAGTGATTAATCCTCCCTGGCAAGCCATCCGCGAATTACAGGGGACGGTCAACGAGGAGGTCTTCCTCAATGCCACCCCGGGGACGCTCCTCTTCCTCGGGGCTACCACCAATAAGCTGTTCCGCGGAAGCTTCGACGAGGGCGTTTCCCCCTTCTGCTGGGAAATCCGATATCACTTTCGAGAGCTGGCCATCAAGCACGGTGGCACCGTCTATGGGTGGAACCACCTCCATCGAGATCAGCCGGCTGGATACGTGGCCATTGCCGATCCCGAAGGCCCGCTCTACGACAGCGGCGACTTCTCCCGCTTGTTTCTTCCCGAAGTGTGA